TGCTTTTTCTAAATCAACTCTTACACCTTTAAATCTCATGTCAACTAGACATGGAAATAATTTTGTCTCAAGATTAAATACATCCCATAATTCTTGTTGATACATTTCTGTTTCTAATCGTTGCCAGAGTTTTAAAGTAGACTCTGCATCACGCTCTGCATACTGACCTACAAACATTGCAGGCAATCTCCACAAATCTTTTTTAGCATCGATGCCATATTCTTTTGCTGCAGCGTTTAAAATATTTTCATCTTTACCCATACCCACATAATATTTTGATAACGTATTTAATTGATAAGATAATCTATTCTCATCAATCAAAGACGCAGCTATCATTGTATCTACAATTTTACCTTTGATGGTCAGTCCTACTGATCTTAACCAACAGATATCATACATGGCATTATGAAATATGAAGGTGGTATCTTTTTGGTTAAACATATCTTGCAACCATGAAAACACCAGTTTTTTATCCATATTGCCATTAGACTCATGTCCTATAGGAAAATACCCTGACCAGCCTTCTACGGCCACCGCAACGCCAGCAATGTGCCCTTTTCCAGTGACATTACCAGAACCCAGCTCTTTCAAGTCTGGATCATTAGTTTCTAAATCGATTGCTATTTGTTTGGCTCCGCGAAGATCTTTAAGTTCATCTGGCATCACCCATTCTGTTTCTGGAGTGAATAGAGGTATTTGTGTACTTCTCACGAATAGTCTCTCTCTAGTATCATTTCTAGATAATGGATTGCCTTCTTCACATCTTCCTCTTTTCCTTTTGACTGGTGTCTACAGATATACTTTATAGCGTTGCCTTCTGCAAAAAGCAACTTATTTTCGTTTATAAAGTGTGCTGGCTGAATCTTCATATTTTTATAATGTTTGCCGCCGACCTGCTTTTCTAATGAATCGTATGTTGTTGATTTAAATAGATCTTTGTGTGTCATAATAAATAAGCTTTATCAAAATCTCTTGGATCCAAGACGTGCAATTCACGCTTCGCTCTCGTCGCTCCAGTATAAAATAATCTATGTAATTCATCTGGGTCATGACTAAATGTTTCGAGTGCTGCGTTTGTTATGTCTTGCATCAATAAAACTTTGTCAGCTTCTCCTCCTTTCGCTCCGTGTATGGTTGACATTATTATACGAGGATTTTTATTTAATGTTTCTCCATTCGCCCTCATATTACGAATGTAGTTTTCGGTTATGGTATCTAAACCTTCAAAGGCTTCATACCAAACTTTATCTATAACCAAACCATGATCTTTCTTACATTCTTCTAAAGTATACTTATCTTCAGAATGTAGTGTTTTACCTTTTCTAAATCCTTCTAATACATTCGAACCTAGATACTCATAAATATTTTTTATTTCTAAATGATTTAACATACAGCCCTTACGCCAAGACTCCCAATTATTTAGAGCCAACAATAATTTTAAAGATATAGAATTAGCTCCGCGATATTGATAATACCAACCTCGTAATTCACATACCTCTTTGACTGGATCTAAAAAATGATTAGCAGAAGATAATACTAACCAATTACCTTTTGACATATCAACTTGTGTAACGTCAGAGTATCTGCGTAAAAGTCCCTCTTCTTCTCTTGGTTTGTATTCTTTATCAAATCTATTTTGTACTTGACCAATTACTTTCTGTGATAATTCATGTATGGGTCCACCAGGTATACGATAAGATTGATTTAAAGTTTGTATATCATCAACTTCTTCTTTAAGTGCAATAAAATGATCTACGTCTGCACCTGCCCATTTAAATATAGCTTGATCATCATCTCCAGCTATATAAGTTTTCTCTGCATTAGACCAAAGTTTCCTTACCATTTCCCACTGCAGCAAAGATAAATCTTGTGCTTCATCAATAAATAAAACTTTAAAACTATTTGTTTTTTCTTTTGCGGTAAAGTCTAGCAGTAAATCATTAAAATCTTTAAGTCCTTTTTCTTTTTTAAACCTCTTTAATTCTTCTGCTAAAAGATATAAAGTATTGCGTTCAATATCTAAAATATTTTGACGAGAGTCATAGTATTCTAATAAATCTAATCGTTTAACTATCGCTGTATTTATTATTGTAAGATACTCATTGTCAGAATTAAATGTGCCATCATTATCAGAAAACTTTGCAACCTTAATTGGTATGCCACACTTTTCACCAAACTCTTTGTAATCTTCTCGACCCATCATTTTTTCTTTTGTCATACCTAATTGTGCAAAAGCATAAGAGTGAAGTGTTCTAAAATTATCTAGATCATTTTCTAAATCTAAACTAAATTTATCCGCGGCCCTCGTTGCTGCATCCGTTGCAGCTTTTTTGGTAAAAGAAAAATAACCAATCTGTTTTGGTCTGACACCTTGCTGTATAAATTCATCGACAAGATTCAATAGTGTTGTTGTTTTACCTGTGCCAGGTGGACCTAATATTATGGTCTTCATTAGAAGTCTTCCTCTTGATAAGGTATTTTAGAAACAGATGCCTCTGTCTGTTTCATTGTTTTAATTTTAATTAATCGTGGTTGTTGTTTTTTTATTCTCATTCTGTCTTCTTTTTCAAATACATCCAGTTGTTTTATTAAATTACCGGTTTGATTTTTGTCTTTCTCCCAATGATTTCGTTTACAAAAGTTAAAAAAATCCTCCATTCTAAAATAAGTAAATTCTCTTTTTTCATCGGTGTATGGTAGTTTGTTTAATATATCGTCCCAAGTTCTTGCTGATTGTCTATTAGTTGTCCAGTCTTGCAGTAGGCCTGTAAGTTCATTAATAGGATCTAGTGATTCTAAAGGTTCTACTTCTTGTAGTCCTTGCATCATAGGTTTTAAAAAATGTTGTTTCCAATCTTGTGGTTTAGGTACAGGAACTACTAAATTAGCTTGATCTAAACACGCTAATGCAAATAGTTGTGGGCTATAAAGTTGTTCTGATTTTAATTGTATTCTTTTTTTATCTACATCCAAAAACCATTCTGGTGGTTTAGATGCATACTTTGTTAAACTTCCTAACACTGGCATCTCTTCTTCACCAAATCCTACACCAAATCTTTTTGTTCTACACAAACCAGATTGACAAACTGCATTGATTGGTGCATCTTTACATCTGTATTTATCATAACCTTTTCTATTTACAGATTTAATTAATTGTTGAACCTCACTATTACTTAATGCAGGTTCCATAAATTTTTGATTTGCTTTTACAATTTCATCTTCCCAAGTATCAGGATGTGATTGTTTGTAATACACTGCGATATTAAACAATGCATTGTTCCTGGAACCCTCACCAAATCCAATCGCTGCAAGTTTATTTAAACAAGGCGGGCCTCCAGGAAATGCTTCTTCTATTTTCTTTTCTTTTGTTTTGATTTCTTCGACTTGCTCTTTGGTAAGAGCGTAAACATCATAGAGCTCAAAAAATTCCTCAAGTGTACAACCGGTGCCATTATCGTTGATAGCATATCGTAGTCCTTTCATTTCATTGTAGTAGGGTAAATTTAAGAAATTACCAGTGTCCCCACGATCCACTAATATTTCTGTTTGTTTAGGAAATATTTCTGACCCCTCATACCCAAGTATGATTGCCATTTGTTTTAATTTTGATTGCATCAACGATGCAGGAATGTTTTCTTTAGTAAATAAAAATACGTGTGCGCCGCCAGATTTACTACGGCAAACTATTAAGGGAAGTTTATTAGACCGAATACTTTTAATGAGGCTAGTATGATCAAAGTTATATTCGTCAATATCAATGCAGCCCCACCTGCAATCATTGTTTTGTGTAATAGGGATGATGCCAAGGGCTGGTCCCTCTCCGTTGAGGTGCTTGCTCCAGTGATCTTCGGTGACGGTACCACGTACAATAAAAGCTTTGCCTTGTTGCTTTCCGTTCTCGCCACGATCTCCTGGTTGGTATTGTCCATACGCTATATCAAGTCCTTGAAATATATTTTTGAATTTATCTTTTTTTATTATCATTTCTTTTTTCTTTGTAAAGGGGGGACCTCACAATCCCCCCTATTTTTTTAGTACGGAGTTGAGTCCGATACTTTCTCTTCCACATCTGCTTTTGTTTGAACGTTCCCTTTGGATACATTACCAGCAAAGTCTTTTGCACTTAAATACAAAGCCTTATCTGGTTGACCCAAAATTCTGTCCTGCGTTACAACCCATCCATACCACGAACCTTTATCGTTCTTTTGTAGTGTAGATGCTAGGTTATAGACTACACCATGCATTGGTGGGATGGCAAAGCCACCCTTACCATCAGCAATCTGTATGGTTTTCATCATAGAATTCCATTTCTTACTGACCTGTAGCTGCGTAGATTTCATTGTAATCAACGCTGGTGTAAATCCGCCTGTTTTTGTTTCAAGCATTATGTAGTAGTAAGCGGTTTCTTCTAGATAATTACCATTTGGTAATCTAATCTTCGATCCCTCTCGCTTACCAGTTTGAATTATCGCGCTGTTCGGTAAGTGAGTTGCAACAGGAGCAACGTTGCCTTCTCCTCTATCCGACCACTCTGGATAATCCTTTCTGTAGTAACAAGGAATAGCCTTGATACCTTTTTTACCATCGTATAGTTCGCTGGTAACCGTATTATAGATCATGCCTGGTTTGGCACCCTCTATATACTTTGCATCACCATCAGTTACCTGTGGTGATAGCTGTCCTAAGATTCTAACAAACGGTAACGCCATATCGTCTTGCGTCATGTTTTCAAAACCTTTGGATACATCATCGCCAAATAAAGCGAGTGATGTTTGAGTTTTAGCTTTTATTCCATTAGCCATTATTCATCCTCCATTATTTCCGGGTGATTTTAGTTTTGTCTTTAATCCATGTACTAAAGACATCAGGAGGCATATCGAGCCCGGACTCGATACGCTCCTTAAATAGGGCAGTTAACGTAGCCCAAGCCACATCAGATTTCTGTTGTGGTTCGAACCCATTCTCTGCCGCAAGGTCCAACAATTGTTGTGCCTTG